GAATCCAAAATCAATTAAATATATTTTGTTAGTTCTATCTGAAATATTAATCATAAAATTATCCGGTTTAATGTCCCGATGAATCAGATAATGAGTATGGAGTGTTTCCAATCGTTCTATCATTTGTTTTCCTAGAAGTAGAACTGTTTTTAAAGATAGACGACCATATTTTTTTACAAGACTTGTTAAGGAACATTCTAACAAATTTGTCACTAAATATGTCACGTTGTTAGTTGCTCCAAACCACTTTAATTGTGGAAACCCGTCAGTATTCGCTAAATATTGATATATTTTTGCCTCCATTTTGAGCGATTTTTGTTCAATGCTTTTAACTTCAGTTTTAATTGCAACAATTTCACCTGTCCTAATATTTTCAGCTTTGAAAACCTTGCCAAAACTACCTTGACTGAGTTTTTCTAATAATTTATATTTATTGGCCAACATTTTGTTAGTTATTGCTTATTATACTATAGAAGCAATTTATGTTTATATTTGTTATAATTCAATGAAGTATATTTACTGTATTATTGATTCGGTTTTCTATAATTACTCTATACATTGCATCGCCAAAACCAAACAAAATGTTGTTTGCTATTAAAAGGGCAGAATAATCGTCATTTTTTATTTTAGTTAACGCATAGATTAAAAAGCAAAATAATACGGTTTGAAACACATAACTATAACATAAACAGCCTTCTATTTTATCAATATTACTTTTTGAATACATCAAAATACAATAATTAAAAAATAATTTACCAAAATAAAACAACATTAATACTTGTAATGCTTGATCATTATTATAATCAAGACTAATTCTTGATACAACTAGATTAATAATATTCATAAATGAATTTGATAAAATATGAATCATTAATATGGCTGTAAAATTATTCATATGTAAATCATGAATTTGACGCTGATTTGATTGTTCTATTCCAATACCTATAGGTATTGCTATGTATGGCGCAACTTGATAAATTGCCACTTGCATTTGTGGTTGAAATGGCGCTTCATATTTGGTTTTACAATGAGGGCAAAAATTCTTATTTTCTCCCGAATGTAATAATTTTATTATACAATCAATATGGTATGCGGAATTAGAACACTTACATGGCAACATAACATGTTGGTTTGCTTCTATATCAAATGGGTCTAAGCATATCAGACATTCCTTATCTTTTAAAAATTCGGTCTCTGGTTTTTCAAAGGTTTGTAAAAATGTGATTATATGATTATCCATAATGTATTAATACGTTTTATACGTTTTATATGTTTTATAATATAATAAAGTATTCTTGTAATTTATATTACATTATTAAAACTACATAAATACATCTACCTACATATATGTAGTATTATAAACAACAAAATAAAATGGTTAAAATTTGTGACATTGCCAATTATCCTTCTGAAAATGAAGAGAAGTACAAGGAACACTTTACAAAATTCCCACATGAATTACACATTTTTCAGAAATGGGCAATTGAAGCAATTGTGGAAGGACATCATGTACTAGCAACGGCGCCTACGGGTAGTGGTAAATCATTACCAGCAGAATTTTCTTTAGATTTTTTTGTTTCTAGAGGCAAAAAAGTTATATATTGTTCTCCAATTAAGAGCCTCTCGAATCAAAAATTTTTTGATTTTTCACAAAAATACACAAATATTAGTGTGGGAATTATCACGGGTGATATTCGTTGTAATCCAGACGCAAGTGTCCTCATTATGACGACTGAAATCCTTTTAAATAAACTGTATCAACTTAAAAGTGGAGCAACAAATAGTAGCTCTACTCATTCTTTTGAAATGGATATTGAAAATGAATTAGGATGTGTTATATTCGACGAAATCCATATGATTAATGACCCTAGTAGAGGTCACGTTTGGGAAAATAGTATTATGATGTTACCTAGGCACATACAAATGGTTGGTCTATCGGCGACACTAGACAACCCAGAAAAGTTTGCGTCGTGGTTGGAAACTAGAGGGTCTACAAGCGTAAGCGAAGGCGATAGTGATAAGATTGTATATCTAACAAAGAAATTTATTAGAGCCGTACCCTTAACCCACTATAGTTTCATTACGGCAACAAATGGCATTAATAAGCACGTAAAAGACAAGGCATTACAATCCGAAATTAAACACCTAACTGACAAGACATTTGTAATACAAGATGCCCAAGGTGTTTTTAACGACCAAAATTACAAAAATATGGACAAAATGCTGAAATTATTTGACGCAAATGATGTCCGAATGAAAAGGCAACATGTGTTAAATAAGGTGTCTGAATTCATGGTTGAGAAAGAAATGTTACCTGCGATTTGCTATGTTTTTTCTAGAAAGCAGCTGGAAGTTTGTGCGCACGAAATAACTGCCAATTTATTAGAATTTGACAGTAAAATCCCATATACAATTGACCGGGAGTGTGAGCAAATTATTAGAAAGTTACCTAATTACAAAGAGTATTTGAATTTGCCAGAATATTTAGATATGGTAAAACTACTAAGAAAAGGGGTTGCGATGCATCATAGTGGATTAATGCCTGTATTAAGAGAAATTGTGGAAATTCTGTTTTCAAAAGGCTATATCAAGCTGCTATTTGCGACAGAATCGGTAGCAATTGGATTAAATTTACCAGTCAAAGCGTGTATATTTACCGACATTTATAAACATGATGGTAATTCCATGCGTGTTTTACAAGCACACGAGTATACACAGGCAGCAGGTAGGGCAGGCCGACTTGGATTAGATACGGTAGGTCATGTCATACATTTGAATAACCTATTTCGCGAGACAAGTGCCACCGCATACAAGACAATGATGAACGGCAAGCCGCAAACACTGAGTTCCAAGTTCAAGATTTCCTATAATTTGCTTCTAAATTTAGTTGATATTGGTGACACGAATTTGGTTGGGTTTGCTAAGCAAAGCATGGTTACAGGTGACTTGAACGCACAAATACGCCAAGTTTCATTAGAAATTGACAATTGCACCGAAGAATCTGCCTTATTAAATGCGTCTGTTGAAGCTTTACTCACACCTAAAGACGTACTTGAACAATATTTTGAATTACAAAGTAATAAAGAAAATTACGCTAATAAAAGACGCAAGGAAATGGACAAGGAAATACAAAAAATCAAGGACAATTATAAAAATGTGGACCAGGATACAATCGTGCTACAGAAAAGTGTAAAAAAAATGGTCCAATTAGGTGAACTTATACGCCAACACAAAGGTCTTGTAGATTATTTAGACAATGATGTACATAAAGTGTTACATGTGCTTACTACTGATGGCTTTCTAAGCGTTAGCAATAGTTTAGAAAGCGCAAACTTGGAAACAGACGGTGACAAAGTCACCTTAGAAGATATTGGTGAAAATTTATTAACCACTGAAGATGCAGCAGTATTAGAAATTGAACCCTTGAAACTTTCTGAAATGGGCAAAATGGCCTCTGGTTTGCGTGAAGTTCACTGTCTAGTGTTTGCTCACTTACTAAATGACGGTACAATCAGCAAATTATCCGTAAACCAACTAATATCATTGTTCAGTTGTTTCACAAATATTTCAGTCCAGGAAGTATACGAAGATTATACACCCTATACGGATGACGCAGTGTTAAAAGAAGTAATCGCAACTATAAGCCAAATGTATTCTGAATATGAAGACAGAGAAACAATATTAAGAATAAATACTGGCGCCGATTATAATATACATTACGACCTCTTGAACTATGTAGAGGAATGGACCAACTGCGAATCTGAACCTGAGTGTAAATTAGTGATACAAAAACTAGGCGAAGAAAAAGAAATATTCTTAGGCGAGTTTGTAAAAGCACTATTAAAAATCAACAATATTGCTTCAGAAATGGAGCGAATTGCTGAAATAACTGGAAATATTGAGTTCCTATCAAAACTGAAAAAGATTCCTGAATTAACACTAAAGTATATTGTCACCAATCAATCGCTGTATGTTTAACACTAAGTGTTTTGCTCAGCATTTTTCTTACGAATATAATAGTCCCTATATGTGAATATCGCACCCATAGATACAAATACATGTATCAAACAATGAAATATATAACCAATTTGATGGTAACCATATGTATTAATTATAAGACTAATTGGATACATAATGCTGCCCAATAGCAATAAACTTATACAAAGCAATTTATTTTTTGTAGATAATGATAAATAAATATGATATGATACTGCTATAAATGCAACAACCATATCAATGGTGCGTCTTATTGACGTAATCAGTGGATAACGCCAGTAATTAATTGATGTTAATGAAAGCATTGTTGCTAATATAGTTGCAATTGGACTGCTTTGAAAATACAGTCCTGCTAAAATACAGAATGGGTGTATAAAACATATTTTTAAAACCTTTTGGTATATTCCATCAGGATATCCTAGCTCGTCATCTTTTTCCTTTAATTTATATTTTCTTAGTTTGTATTTTTTTAATTTATTTTTTACTAACTTGTATTTTTTTAGAAACTTTTTTGCAACTCTTAATCTTTTTTTCATTTTTCTCTTAAGTTTTTTAAAGTTGTTTTCCTTACTTGACTTTTCTTTAACAACCATAATATATAATAAAAAAATTATTTAAACATTATATTGTATTTTATACAATGTCATATTGCCTTACAAAAAATACGATTATAGCCGAATATATCTGGATTGGTGGCAAAGGTGAATTGCGCAGCAAGTCTAGAGTTGTAAATATAGCAAAAGAAGCCATTTCAGTAACAGATATGCCTGATTGGGACTATGACGGTAGCTCAACTGAGCAGGCACAAACTGGCAATTCTGAAGTTATTTTGAAACCCTGTGCCTTATACAGAGACCCATTTCGTCGCCAATTATATAAAGGTGAGTCTCGTGGTCTTGACTGCTTCCTAGTCCTTTGTTCAACAGTTTTACCTGATGGTACTCCTGCTATAAACAATCACCGCTTTAAAGCTAAAAAGGTATTCAAGGATTGTGATAAAGTAGAAGGAATTTATAATGAAGAAACAAAAACTATTGACTACATATATAGTCCTGAACCATGGTTTGGTTTTGAACAAGAGTATTTTATTTTCTGTAATGACACCAATTTGCCACTTGGATTTAGTAACTCATCTGGCCAAGGTCAATATTATTGTTCAGTCGGCAAAAAAAACGCATTGGGGCGAAACATAGTAGAAGACCATTTTAAAAAATGTCTTGATATTGGTCTCGGAATAACTGGCATCAATTCCGAAGTCGCGCCAGGGCAATGGGAATTCCAGATTTTTGGTAAAGGACTGGCTGTGTCCGATGAGCTTATTATAGCCAGATATATATTAGAGCGTCTTTCTGAAGACTATAATGTTTATATTGTATGGCATCCCAAGCCGCTACAAAATGGCGAGTGGAACGGGTCTGGATTACACACTAATTTCTCAACAAAATCTATGCGTTATTCGTATAATTTAGATAAAGATTTGACTGAAATATATAAAGCTATTGATTTACTAGAAGCAGCACATGAGGCGCATATGGCCGTATATGGTAAAGACAATGAACTGCGTCTAACTGGCAATTGCGAAACATCCAGTTTCTCGTCTTTCAAACGCGGTGAAAATAATGGAGACCGAGGAGCCTCAACACGGATTAGAAATGGATATTTAGAAGATAGACGCCCAGCATCCAACGCGGACCCCTATTTAGTCAGCGCGGCAATTTACGAGACTGTTTGTTGTAATACAAAATAAAAATTTTCTGATATAATAGTAGTATGAAATCATTATATTACATATACAACCAGTTATATTCGGTATTTGAAATAGCTATACATATATTTATTAAATCAGTTGTGTTTAATGGATTATTTATTTTGCTTTTTGCAGCAATATATATTGTATTTGATTATGTAAAAAATCCCACCATATTTAACGATACTGACAAATCCAAAATACTTAATAAATATGTTACATTAAGTACAAAAAATCAGTTCCTATATAATATTGAAGTCCCTTATCCCGTCTCATATACCACCTTTGATTTTACACAGTTACAAAACTTTATAATATTATTACAGCAAGTTGTCGTGGTAGTCCTTCTAGTGTATTACAAAATACATTTTGTTGCCGAGTTGCATAAAAAATATCATACGAAAATAATATAAAATTTTGTTTATAATAACTATTATAAACAAACAATTGTTAAATGAATACCAATACAGAAATAATTAAAGATAAATTATGTGACGACTTTCCGCAGCTATTTGTCAAAAATATTGTATCCACTTTGAAAAGCAATAATAATAGTTATATTGCGTCTTATTACGATTTAGAAACACAAATGAAGTCGGGCGTGTTACCTTTGAAAAAGACCGAAGTCAAAAAGAAGCGAATTATTATAGATGAAGTTAACAACACTGAACTTAAAGAACTATTCAAAACCTTCAATGCAACTAAAACGCAAACAATTGACTGTACATGTTGTTTCACAGAGAACAATTTTGAACACTTAGGTCAATGTACAAATGGCCATTTGCTATGCAAACCATGTATTAAGACACATGCTGAAACCACTATTTATCAGAAATTATCTTCAAAAATCACTTGTATTAGCTGTAATGAAAAGTGCTTCGGGCTAATAGATGATGTATTATTGGAGCAGATTTTAGACGCAAGAGTTCTAGCTGAATACAAAAATCTTAAAAACTTGGCCGAAATCAAGGAGCTATGTGTTGATGATATTAATATCAAAATATGTCAGCATTGTAACGCTGGTTCAGATATTGGCGATTCAGAGCAGACATTGTTAATTTGCATGGAGTGTTTCAAGGACACTTGCTTGAAGTGCAATCAGGTAGCGCATCCGGGTCAAGACTGCTACAGTCTGGGTAAAGTGGCCGGCAATATCAGACACAGCATTGAAGACAAAATGACCGAGACAATGATTATTCATTGCCCTGGTTGCAATAAATCACTCTTCAAGAATGAAGGGTGTAATAAGGTGACTTGTATTTGTGGCCTTAATGTATGCTATTTGTGTAAGCAAACTGTGACAAAAAAAGTTGGATATTCGCATTTCTGTAGGGAGCATGACTGCAAAGATAACGAATGTAATTTGTGCCATTTATGGGAAAAAGATGCGACCAAAATGAAGCTAAATGCACTAAATGTGGAATACAATGATGAGACCAAAATGTTGATAGATAAGCTGCTATAATTGGCATTTTATGCAGCAAATTGTTATATGGTATATGTTATAATAGATTACCATTTATAGTCTCATTGTATTCATTCTGTTTTGGTATATATTCATTATTTTCTCTTATTTTTGAAAAATGAAGAAAAGTGTTACCAAAAAGTAAAAAGGAAAACGGATTTTGGACATTTTAAAAATGTCCAGTTTTGAGAACCCAAATAAAGTTTCAAAAAACACCATTTTTTCACTTTGTGACTGAAATGCTCTAAATTGCATTTTTAAGAGTGAAAATTTTGTGACGATAATTTTCAAAAAAACACAAATAAATTATTTAGGCGATTTTTTTGTATTCTTTTATAATACAAAAAGAATACAATGGATACAATAATTAAGACTGAAAAATCGCCAAATTTTGAATGTAAAAGTTGCGACTATATATGCTCTAAGCATAGCGACTACATAAAACATACAAAGACAGCAAAACACGCAAAAATGGAGATAAAATACATCCAGAATACAAAGCAAAATGACTATTTTTGCGAATGTGGAAAACAATATTCTTACCATTCTGGTTTATGGAAACATAAAAAAACTTGCGACGGGGTTGCGACAAAATCGCCGATATGCGAGAAAAATTATATAGACAATCACGAACCAACTAATAATGAAATTATTGAAATACTAAAGGTCCAAATGGTTGAGAATCAAGAGCTAAGAAATTTTATGATGGAACAGCAAAAACAAATGATGGAACAAATGATGGAACAGCAAAAACAAATGATAGACTTAGCATCAAAATCAAGTGTTACAAATACAATTAATTCAAATTCTAATTGTAATAATAACAACACATTTAATCTTCAAGTGTTTTTGAATGAGAAATGTAAAGATGCATTAAATATAAATGAGTTTGTTGATTCAATAAAGATACAAATTTCAGATCTAGAAAATTTTGCTCATGTAGATTATCCAGATGGTATATCTAAAATTTTTGTTAAGAATCTAAACAATGTAGATACATACTTAAGACCCATACATTGCAGTGATTTGAAGCGCGAAGTCCTCTATATAAAAAATAACAATGAATGGGTCAAAGAAACCGATGATAAAACATTATTAAAAAATGCAATAAAGAAGATAGCAAATAAGAATATACGGCAAATTAATGAATGGGTAAAAGAGCATCCTGGATGTCAAGACCCAAGAACAAAACAAAATGTTAAATATAATAAAATAGTAATGAACTCCATGTCTGGTGGAACAGTTGAAGAACAACAAGAAAATATGGAACAAATAGTGAAGAATGTTACAAAGGCAGTTGTAATTGATAAATATACTGTTAAATAAATATTTATAAGATTTAAATAAGATTTTTATTTTAAGATTTAAATAAGATTTTTATTTTAAGATTTAAATAAGATTTAATATATAATTATATAAGATGCCCAAAAATGAAATTGATTATTCAACAACAATTATTTATAAAATTACCTGCAATGACCCAAATATAAACGATATATATGTAGGACATACTACAAACTTTGTTCAGAGAAAGCATGCTCACAAAGCTAGTTGTATAAATGAAAAATCATCTAATTATAAATGTAAGCTGTATGAGACAATACGTTGTAATGGTGGATGGTCTAATTGGAAAATGGAAATTATTAATTTCTTTAATTGCGCAAACCATTATGAAGCAAGAATAAAAGAGCAAGAGTATTTTACTTTATTGAATGCCAATTTAAACAGCATTGAACCTTTACCAAAACCTAAAATAAATATAAAATCAATACAAATATTAGAAAAAAAAGAAAAATCCACATTTTACTGCCAAACTTGTAATGTATATTTGCAAAATTTTCAATTATTAGAAATACATAAGAACACAAAAAAACACATTAAATTGTGCAATTCAACTAATCTTATAGAAAAAAAAACTGTAAAGTTTATGTGTGAAAAATGTGACTTTTTTTCTGATAATAAAAACGATTTGAAACAACATTTACATACAATAAAACACACTGTAACAGAAAATCAACCAATTTCAACATTAGTCAACGAAAACCCAAAATTTAAATGTGTATGTGGTAAAATATACAAAGACAAATCAGGTATTTGGCGACACAATAAAAAATGTCAGGGTATTAAAGAGCCTATAGAAGAAGTATTAGAAAAACATTCTGAAAAGCAATCTAACAAGGAGGAACCCACTATCAATGAAATTATAGAAATACTGAAGGCTCAAGTAATAGAAAACCAGGAACTAAGAAAGCTTATGATAGAGCAATATAAACAAATAATGGATACTGCATCAAAATCTGGTATTTAAATAATAGATTTTTCAAAACATCATCTACAAAATTAAATTAATAAAATATAGCAAATGAAAAAGTATACGGAAGCTGTGGTAAATTTTATATTTATAAAATGATTATAAAAATAAAACGATAATAATTAGGTCATTTATCAGTGCTAAAATGAAAATATAGAAGCACATCATTCCTGAACCTTTGAATGTTTTAAGGTTTACTATTAAAAAGGCAACACCTCACCTCAGCCACCAAAAAAGCTGGATGTATTGTCTTTTCTCTCTGTTTTTGAAGCAGGAGCGGCAAAACCTCCTCATCCTCCTTTATAATTACGACGTCTAGTAACGCGTCGCCTACGAATACTTTTCCTGTTTTTGACCCTCTTACTCTTATTTTGCCTATTTCGCAACTGCCTTGTACTTCTCATTATATATTAGTTAAATATAAATTATAACTTTGAATCTTCCAAATCTAGTTCGCTATTTTTCTTGTAAACAAATTCAATATTATAATCTATTTTTTTAAGTTCATTTACTTGCTCTACAAGCAAATCCTTTTTCTTATTATATGTATCACTTAAATTAATCCATAGTTCATTTTCCTTCAACTCTTCAATATAGTTTTTATTCAAATGTCCTATAATGACCCGTTCATACTCCAATACTGCCTCAATCTGATTAATTAACCACGAAGTAATGGGTGTCCCTCCAGTAGCAAACGCATACTTTGTATTTGACATAATATATTTCTGGACAAATTGCCAATGTCCATTTCTAAAAAGATATACTTCATCAACAATTTTCAGCAAATATACTAAACCTTCATAACATTTTGCGTCGGTCAATTGTTTAAATAAAGGCTGCTCCTTATAGTGATTTCTTAAATCAACAAAGAAATTTTGGATACATTTTGGTCTATATGTTCTTAAATCTAACAAATATTCAGTAAGCTTATTATCTGGATAATAATCAACAATTCCACTAAAAATATCAATCATAGGTATAATGCTATCCTGGGCACCAGTTTGCCCTCTATATTGCTGCGGTAGATTATCAAAACAATCTTCATATACTAATCCTTTTCCAAAGATATTATCATTGCCTTTAATTCCCATTATAAAAATACGAAAGTCGTTATATCGCTCGTGCCTAGACGCAGACCACATATCACGTCTCCGACGATTCATCTCTTGCATAACACGGCCACATAATTGTAAACTACTTGTATCCTTATTTTTGCCATAATTTATTACAGAACTGACTAAATTTGGTGATACTTCATTAATATATACATGAACCATAATGAAACCAATTTCATCTGATGTGCCAGTAAATTTACAAGCCATGTCAAGGTTCTGCCAATGTAAATCACCACTTGAATCTTTCTTAACATAATTACCTAACGAATAACTATAATGATAATCCAACCAAGGATATACGTCTAATTTCTTACTAACTAATACTAAAGGAACGGCAATATTTGCTGGCAATAATTGTCTAGCTACTCCATAATTACCAGACTTTAAGAATTCCTGATATGCCTGTTCTAACGTAAACCCGGATGTTACAAATGTATAAGCTCGGTATAGTGCTTGTAGCACAAATACATCAGTTTCTAATTCAATCAAGTCCGAATAATCAGGTACAAGTCCAACTTGTTTAACAATTTCATTAGGAATTCCTAAGATGCCATTCTTACAATTATTTTCAGAATAAAAAACGTGTAATTTGCTTATTAAATTCTGCAATTCATCAAATTTTTCTGGTAATACCTTTAATGGGTCTTTTATAGGTAAAAATCCATGTTCACATGAAACATCAAAAAATCCATCTGTGTAACTCTTATCCCAATAACTCATTGTATTTAATTAGATATAGTTATATTTAATTGGTTTAATTAAATATAACTATATTATTCTTATCATTATTAGTAGTAGCAGACATTCTATTTTCTTACATTATCTCTTACGTAAGTTCTTAAGTCAACTCTTACGTAAGTTGAAGCCGTATTTTCTTCTTCATTTTATCTTCATTTGTGAATACAAACAGCTTGTATTTCCGCCGCTCATAGTTTTCTAAATTGTCACGCAAGGTGATTCGCGACGTGATTTTCAGTTCGGGTAGAAACACAATGTATTGAAACAGACCATCATTCCGCTCCAATTTGTCAAAGCAATATCCGTCATACAATGGCTCCAATATATCTGGATTTGAAAAGCATAAATTCAGCAAATTGCAGTCTATTTGAACCTTCCGAATCGCCCGCATCGTTGTATTAATATAATCCAGTTCTCTTAACCAACTGTCATAGAAAGTTATAGCTCCATCAGACAATTTGTGTATACCAAATGCCTGCTGAAATTTTATTATATTTAGTAAATCAACGAGACGGCGAATCGGCGACGTAATGTGAATGTATGCGTCCAAATCAAGCAAATCGTGACTAATATTGGTTTCCGAATTTGCCGAAATATCAATATATTGACCGGCAGTGCTATTCCATATTTTAATAAACTGCCCCACTTCATCGGGTACTTTGACTAATTCAGTATTTACATTAAACTTATCCTTTTTAATTAAAGCGGACCTAAAAATGCCAACATTCTTTCTAAGCATTTCTTTAGCGCAAGTGTAGTTCATGAGGACCATTAAATAGCAGACTAAATCGTGACTGTCCCGAATCCCTTTGATATATTTGGTTTTAGAACACAACTGGGTTACAACATCAAATAACAATGTATAATGCTTATTATTTAGCAAATCATGTTCTTCATAGACAAAATTCTTGAAAACTTTTATCAAACAGTTGGAGAACTTATAAGATACAATATTATAACTTTCACCAAAACAATCTAGTTCCAAATCTAAGACAAACGCAAACCGCTTAGATTTTGCCTGTAGAGAGCACAAACAATCCGATAAAATGGTCGGCAACATGGGGCGCTTCTTATCCGGCAAATAGATGGTTGAGATGCGTTTAGAAAAAGATTGCCACAGGTTAAGAGCATCCAACCAGATGGTCACATTCGCAATATATATGCTTACAAGTGTATTACCATTATCTAGATGTTTTATACTAAACGCGTCATCAAAATCTAAACTACCCTTGGGGTCAATAGTGAAAACATGCCAATCATCACGACGTTCAATTCCAGCAAAAAAAGTAACATTCTCAATAAACGCATCATTTGTAGCGTTTTTTTCCTTAACCGCTTTCGTAGTATCCTTGTTTAGCCGCTGAATAGATGCGTTCAAGCTTTTGCAGTATAGCTGATATTCATAGAAGCAATCCAGTGTGTCAACGGGGCCGATAACTTGTGTCAATGTGCCAACTGGATGCTTTGTAGTCCAATCCTTAAATTGAATAGTAACATATTGATTCACAAATACCTTTGAAAAACCAACGTGTTTTAGCTCATATGGCACTAAAAAAGGTGGCATTCGTATATCATCAGGCACGCATTTGTAAAGCAATTTGTTATTGTTTGGATGCCGACCATAGGTCTTGTTATCAGCAAGAATGAGTACAGCGGGTATATTATCAACAGTGCGAACCGAGCTGTGAACAAGAGTCAAAGAATCATTTTTAAAATCGTAAGTAAATACATCACCTGAAAATAGTCGCTTTAGACAAGGGTCTAAATCTAATGTAACTGGGCTCAAAGTAGGTGCGTCATATACTTGCCATTTGCTATAATTGCGGTCATCAATCACGATTTTATATAACATTTATTTGTAACTTAGATTATAATATATATATTATAACTTCGTAAAATACCTTTAATATCATTATATAATATAATAACCCCATAGTATGTTATATAATGATAAAACTCAATTGCTCGTGCCACAACACATTACTAAATGGGGTGTTCTAACATCGTTCCTGATTTTAGCTTCCAGTTTTGTTGTATATAAATACAAATATTATCTGCTTACCGGAGTATCATTGTGTCTATTTTTAACCTCTATTATACACTGGCATAAAATGACAGCATTTGGCGTAATAAAAATATTAGATGCGTTGTTTGCTGCATTAACACTTGGATTGATTACATTTTATTATATTGACGAGTTTAAACCCGAATATAAGAAAATATGGTATTATACGTTAGCAATACTGGTGGCTGTATTTGTATTTAATTGGATAATCACGTATTTCCAAATAATGCGTGAAAATCCTTATATAAAATGCCAGCAGCAATACAATTACTTTTCGTTGGAATATACAAAACCAAATACGAAGCCGAGAGAATTGTGCTACTATTATGTCACATTTATACACTTATTTTTTGTCCATATTATTCCATCTGCTGTGCTAATGTATTGTATTATTAAATCGCACTAACAAACTGATTTGCGTTTATTAATTCATTTTCTCCAATTATATTTGCATTTGTTAGTTCGTTAATGTTTGTTGTTTCATTTGCTATAAACCCATCTTTGTTCACAATTAATTCAGAAATACTTGTTACTTCACCGCTTTTTGCTTCGCCTTCGCCTTTTGCTTCGCCTTCGCCTTTTGCTTCGCTTAAAACAGCCAATTCTGAAATATTAGTCGTTTCCCCATTTTTCTGACCTTGATTTAAACCTTTAATATCAATTTGCTTTGCTATTTTATGCTCAACATTCTGGTTCTGTAAAGCATACATAAAAATATGCGGACTAATCGCAATATTATTCATATACGTCCTATATTTGAAACTACTAACACTTGTATTTTCATCAAATTTGAATGAATACCACCAGTAAGAAGGAATAAAAAGGAATTTACCAGGGGTCAAAACAATCTCAAGACATTTCACTTTGTCAAAGTCGGCTCTAAATTTGGGCTGCGGGTTCCAAGGATTAATCTGAGACCGGAATTCAAGGTTTTCATAGTCCTTAACCGGATACAAATATCGGGCACTCTTTGGCGGCACAAGTTTTACCTTTAATGACCCCTGCGTCACTAGAAAGTAGTTCCTGTAGTTGATTTCGTATCGTAACGGGGTTACCACACCAGAAGACCCCATTAGAATATCATAGTTGCAGTTTGAGACTAGAAAGGGTCTCAAAAATTCGTCATTATACGACATATTCTTTTGCGCGCCGGTTTCCGCCAAGAAATCCGAGTTGCCTTCACTGTAGTAGGCAGCATTTTTGTCCTCACGAAACAGTTTTGTCGCAATATGTAGGGGCAGTGGTAAAAACAGGTTCTCATTATCCACTTCGTTTTTATTTAAAGAAGATTCGCGTATTTTGACTTCAAATATGGGGTAATTGTCTAGCAAATAGGACTGACTAGTTGTCCGGGTAATTTTCTCAGTGTCTTCATCACAATCAAATAATACAGGTTGCCTTAAGTCGCAGATTTCCTCCATTTTGTCTTTAGATGCTTGCTCAATTTCATAGATTTCTAGGTCATTGCTGGTTTTTAAATGAAAATGGACGTGTAAATAGAAGAATAAAATTACACAAAATACAAACAATCCTATTATTATTTGTAACATTTACATAAAAATAATAATATAATTCACCAGTTTATACGAAGGAATTACGAAGGAATTACGAAGGAATTACGAAGGTTATCTTCTTTTAGTTATTCTTTTTTTACTACGTTTTTTACTCCTTTTACTACGTTTTATACTACGTTTTTTACTCCTTTTACTACGTTTTTTACTCCTTTTACTACGTTTTTTACTGCCTCCTTCACTATCACTATCAACGCCAAATGCCTCCGCAAATGTGTCTTTTTTGGCTGGTCCCATTAGTTCTTTACACTTTTTCAAAAGCCATTGTATAAAATAGTCTATATTATATAAAATTCCTTTATTTAGTTCAATATATTTTCTTACTGTAAGTTCTACTGCGTAGTCTAAATATGATATTTTATTTTCATAATCATAATACCAATCATCTAAAAGGTGAAGGTTGTTTTTTGTAAAATAAGCTTCACACATATCTTCTCCACGTAATGCTGTCATTTTTACTCCGGGTTGTATTTCATTCGCCTTTTCAAAACTCTGGTTAATAGCAGAAGTTACAGCAACTTGTGATTTTCTATCTAAAGGTTCATATTTTATACCTTTCAATAAGCAATCAGAAACTTTTTGTGCTAATTTTTCCATTTTTTCATCTTGTGGAGGCTCATTATTTGTTGGTTCAAACTCACGTCCATGGTCTACTGTGTATTCTAATACTGTTACATCAGGATTCCATGTAATTGTAGGATATCTACCACTAGATTTTTCAGAAGATTTTTCCGCAGCTATCATCAATTGTTGTTTTGTCAAGTCAGCAATTTTTCTATAATCTTTTGGTGGGTCAATTAATGGTTCTAATTCAGAACCTGTTACTGTTTCTTGAGAATTGTCAAAGTCATTGTAAAACACGTCAGTTGCGTTTTTATTTGCTTCTGGATGTTCGCCTTCTTCATCTGACTCTGGGTCTGGGTATTTTGATTTTGATTTTAACACACTCTTAAGTGTTTTAGTAACAATACTACTACTACTACTTTTTGCAATTTTTGACATATTTTCTAATTAAAATAACCAAATATTATTATATTTATTTTAATTTTATTTTTTCAAGTAAAAGTCTATTTGCTACGCTTAAAAACAGTCGCTGTGCTTAATCCACGATTTTTGGCGCCACAAAGAATGAAACTGTGCTTCCTTCGCCTAAACTGTATTTTAAAGCCATCGGATATTCCGCACTAATTCCCAAACTAATTTCGTTACCTAATTTAGACGACAAACACATCTTACCAATGTGCGTCAGACTATACGAAATATCAAGCTTCTCACCCTCTGAAATGGCAAACTCATTTAGACTATCAATCGGCACATTCACCTTCAATTTACCCGCATCGCCATTTGAATTGAGCTCCAATAGGTCCTCAGTGCATACTATATTCAGGTTTTGTCCAAAGACCATTAATTCCGAAATAAGCTCACCAAATTTCTTAGAATCCATCGTAAACTCCACATCATAGTCCACATCGGGTATCATTAGTGTTTCATGCTCAACATCCATTAATAAGAGTTCAAAGAAATGGTCAAAATTATCCTTGACTTTTGCCTCTGTATTATTAAGTAAATTAATACACAATTTGTCAGGTCCTGATATATCATCTACTTTCATTTCCATATGATTATGCTTAACTGCATAGTTCATCATCGTCGCAAAATTGGCAGCATCCACGGCAATATTTGTCGGCGAATCAACAACATATTCGGAAAACCACGCCGCTTTAATGACAATACTAGACAGGCAAATATGAGACTTATCCATAGACTGAATATACAGCTCTTCATTATTAAATTGTAGACTTAAATAGGACCCCCAATTCTTTAAAAGCTGGAATAACGCGACAAACATTTCTAATTTGGCCTTGTTTTCAATTGTTAGTTTCATTATTATTCTGAGTAATTAATAATGAAAGATTATGTTTAATATGTTTTCTCTTTTAAACTTTTAATCAAAGTCTAGTAAATTTATAGAAGAAGTAGCAGACAAATTAGTAGATGAAGTTTGTGTCTTGTGAATCTGTTGTGTCAAATAATCAATCGTCATAATCTTATTATTTATATCCTTTTCTAGTTTCGCAATGATAAGCCGCTGATTAGAAATGACTTCCTTGGACTTCTCTAGTTCCACGTAAAAATTGGCTCTATTAAGATTTAAAGATTCAATCCACTTCTGATGCGCCTTTGTCTTCGTATGCGCTACAAATACGCTATGTGATTCATAAATTTTATCTTTTCTGGAACCACAAGGACACACAAGTCCCTTCTTAATATAGTTAAATGGCGGCACTTTGTCTACATATAGCCCACTATCATTTATACTTGGGCTATAAATATCGGGTTCAACAACTAATTCCATTTTTATAGTTATAATTATAATAAATTACAAAATGTATTTATATAGATTTGTTTGTTTAGTTATTTAGCTCCTGCTCAATAAGAGTTTTTAAGTCAGTGACACCAATTTCATTTACATCCTCTTCGGCCTGATAAGCGTCTTCCAATACAATTCCATCACCACTATCAACATTATCAACATTAGTATCGGCATCTAAATTGATAGACAAACTAAGTTGTGTTATTTGCTGGTTGTTTTCCATAGTCAAATTCTGGATAGCAGCCAACTCGGCCTTTAATGATTCAACTTCCTGTCTCAAATTTTTCTGTTCACTTGATAATACAGTAATATTCGTCTTATATTGCCCTAAAGTATTCTTCAATAAATCAACATTTTGTTTTAATGCAGCCACTTCCAAAGAATTTGCGTTACTAGAACTTGAGGTTGCGTTACTAGATGTCTGAGGCGCGCTTTCAAGTGCCTCTAATCGCGACATAATCACATCAATAATACCGCTATCTAGGCCCGGATTGGAAAACTGCGACATTTCTCTTTCATGTAAAAGAGTTTCCACTTTTCCTAAACGTAATGTAATTAAGGTGATTGCCTGGGCTAAGGTCATTCGGTTAACACTGGCCAAACCTTGGTCCTTAGGCTCCTGCATTTGTTGCTTCATCTGCTGCTGCATCTGTTGCTGTTGTAATTGGGCTTGTTGGCCGGCTAAACGACCACTAGTACCAGGTCTAATTTGACCTTGTTGCTGACCCTGTTGCCCTTGGGCAAACATTTGCGATGAATTTATGGAGGGTTGAGGACCACGACCAGGGGGTGCGGGTTCCGGGCCTCCTGCGCGTCTACGTTGTGCTGCTGCTACTGCTCTATTTTGGCTCATTGGTAAATATAATTAATAATAATAAATTGTTTCTAAATACTTTACGCATCTATCTACTTTTCTTTTGCTCCAGTTTCATAACTGATATGAAAAAAGTGGAACAAAAGAAATATGTAAGAAAATATTTATAAATATTGAATAAATTATATACTTGTATTTTATAAATGCAGTTGTTTTTATTAGACAACCGGGTTAATGATATTCAAACAGTTACAAATTCATTAATTGACGGCGTTGATTTTATCATTGTTGACTTTGATAATGACACGTATGACACAATTATTTCCAAGATACCTAATAAACAATATGATAGCGTTGGTATTTTTCAGGAGAATTATAACCTAAATACGTATCAATTTATTAGTTCTTTTCAAAATTCTATTTTAGAAAATGTCTCTACAGAAGACCCTAATTTAGACACATGGTCGCAATACAAATCATTGCTATCCTATTTCAAAAATACGTTACAAATTAATACATTGGATTTGATGGGTTGTAATATTTATTCTAGTTTAGATTGGAATTTTGTAATAGAATATTTAGGGAATCAATTTCAAATAACTATTAATTCATCCAATGACAATACTGGGTCTCCTGATTTTGGCGGAAATTGGATTTTAGAATCAGGTAATGTAAATTTAATAGGAAAATATTTTAACAACAACATTGACAATTACCAGTTTACATTGGGAAGTGGCAGTGCTCACACAGTTTTTTTAAAAGATGATGGCACTGTTTACACGGTTGGTAATAACGCTAACGGTCAATTAGGAAATGGAACAACTACTACTACTGCTGCTAGTACTTATTTAGTCCAAGTTAGACTCACTTCTACACCTACATATTTAACAGGTATTGTACAATTTGCTCGCGGGCTTAGTCATACAGTTTTTTTAAAAAGTGATGGCACTGTTTATGCGGTTGGTCTTAATACTAGTGGCCAATTAGGAGATGGAACTCTTACACAACGGTTATTTCCAGTTCCAGTTTTATCAGCTGCTGCTACAAATTTATCTGGTATTATACAAGTTGCGTGTGGAGATTCACATACAGTTTTTTTAAAAAGTGATGGCACCGTTTACACTGTTGGTAATAATGCTAATGGTCAATTAGGAAATGGAACTACTACAACCACTGTTGCTGGTACATATCCAGTTCAAGTTAGACTCACTTCTACACCTACATATTTAACAGGTATTACACAGATTGCGTGTGGAACTTCTCATACAGTTTTTTTGACAAGTTCTAATACCGTTTACGCAGTTGGTCTTAATACTAACAATCAATTAGGAGATGGAACTATTGTGCAAAAAACATTTCCAGTTCAAGTTTTATCAGCTGCTGGAACAGGTTTAGCCAGTATAACACAGATTGCGTGTGGAGCTTCTTATACAGTTTTTTTGACAAGTACTAATACTGTTTACGCAGTTGGTCTTAATACTAGTGGTCAATTAGGAAATGGAACTGTTACTAGTTCTACTACTGGTACTTATCCAGTTCAAGTTTTGTCAGCGTCTGCAACAGGTTTAGCCAATATAACACAGATTGAGTGTGGAAGTGCTCATACAGCCTTTTTGACAACTACTAACACTGCTTACACAGTTGGTCTTAATACGAATGGCCAATTAGGAAATGGAACAACTACTACTACTGTTGCTGGTACATATCCAGTTCAAGTTAGACTTAGTGCTACACCTACATATTTAACAGGTATTACACAGATTGTGTGTGGTAGCTCTTACACAAATTTTTTAACAAGTTCTGCTGTTTACGCAGTTGGTCTTAATAGTAGTGGTCAATTAGGAGATGGAAGTGTTACACAAAGGACATTTCCAGTTCAAGTTTTATCAGCGGCTGCAACAGGTTTAACAGCAATTAGTGTTATTTCAGATACAGCAAATGTTAATGTCCCGACAGCACCAACAATTAGTAGTATAAATGCAGTTTCACCAACACTAGTAAATCCAACTATTTCCATTAGCTTTGCAGCATCAACAAATACAACAATTACAAATTATTCTTGGAAAGAAAATACGGTCGCTGCTTGGAAAGTTTTAAGTCCGGCACAAATAACCAGTCCTTTAACTATTCCAGCGTCAATTTTAGCAAGTGGAAAGAGTAATTTATTTGCAATTAGGGCAATGAATCTTACTGGCTCAAGTAGTGACTCTCCTTTTTTTAACTCAGTCACTGTTTATTTTCCTCCAGACACACCAATAATTAGTAGTATAAACATATATCCAACAGCAGTAAGTCCAATTGCTTCAATTGGTTTTAGTATAACTGCCGACATTTCAATTACAAATTATTATTATAGTATAAATGGAGGAGCTTATACTGTTTTAAGTCCGGCACAAAGTTCACAGCAATCATTATCTATTCCTGCAACTGGATTAACTAGAGATACAAGTTATACATTTTCAATTAAGGCAATTAATCCTGCTGCCCCGTCTGGTGGTCCGGCTTCTACTAGTTTTGCAGCTATTGTACCTTCAGTTATACTTTATAATGCTTCAACTTTTGCATATATAAAACAGACAACTTCTGGCTCACCAATACAATATTCAAGTGATAATACTAACTGGACTAATATTAATTGGCCGTTATATATTCAAAACAGTAATTATGCTACAACAAATTTTGTTGTTAAAATACAATCAAATTTAAACATAACAAACCTAACTAACATTTTTTTAATAAACGGTCATAACATAAAAATTGAAGGTAATAATTTTAACATAACCGTTACAGATTTGGCAAATTATGCCGGTTTAATACAAAATGGGACAAATGGAACAAACGGATACAATAACATAACAATACAAAACATAAATATTGCTTCATCAGGTACTACAAGTACTGTATTAGATATGGGATGGATATGTAGACAATATTTTGGTTATGGAGCTAGTGATAATACTATACAAAACTGTACTAGTAGTGGTTTCATTAATAGCAGGACTGGTGGAATTATTGGTGCAAATGCCGGACAAAACTCAACGTCATTTCTAGTTTCAAACTGTTCTGCTAGTGGGGATATGTATGATACTACATATGGTGCCAGTGCTGGAGGAATTATTGGTACTACTGCAGGTCAAAATGCAACCTCATTTACGGTTCAAAATTGTTTTTATAGTGGTGGCATAAATGGTAATGGGGCTGGTGGCATTGTTGGAGACGCAGCATATAATATAACAATTAACAATTGTTATAGTAGTGGTACAATTAAAGGGGGGGGAATTGTTGGCACAAATGCTGGTCAATATGGCGGAGTAGTTACAATAACAGATTGTTACAGTAAAGGTAATATTGGAAGTAATGGTAGCAGTTATGCTGGTGGAATTGTCGGAGCTGAAGCCGGAAATGTATCAATTACAAGATGTTATAGTATTGGGAAAATTGGTGGTTCTGGTCTTAGGTTCGCTGGTGGAATAATTGGCTGGAATGCTGGTAATAATAATCGTTCTGTTACTATATCTAGTTGTTTCAGCGCTGGAGATATAGATACGAATTGTGGTGGTATAGGTAGTCAATCATTTGGTACAAATTCAAATAAATGTACTATAACTAATTGTTACAGTATTGGTAATCAAATTGGAAGTGGTTCTGGTGGAATCTTCGGATACAACTTAGGAAGAGGGTCAGTAAATGGAATTGATATTATTAACACTTTTTCATTGGGAACATTTGGTACAAATGGAGGAATTATTGCTTTATCAACGGGAACTGGTTTTGGCACAGTAACTGTATCTAATTGTTATGCTTATGCTACAACAACTAATAATAATGGAGTAATTACTTCAGGTTCAACATTAGTTCCTGTTGTTAGTAATTTTTATTCGGCAAATAATAGTTGGTCAGATACTACAGCTAATACTTTTTTAACAGGAATAAGTACAATATGGACATCTGCAGATGCAGATACTCCATATAAATTAATTAATGGATTAGGTTTATTATCAGGAGTCCCGTTAACGGCATTTATAACAGCAGGTGTGTCCTTATTATCTTTATCATTAGCAGGTGTTTCAGTATCACAATTTTTAGCAGCAGGAATATCTTTATCAAGTTTAATAGCAGTAGGTATTCCTGTAGTACAACCAGCAGCTATAATTACTAATATAACTGCGATAAATAAAACAGTTACATTTTATTTTACTCAATCTACAAAGTCAAGTATTCCTGCTATTTCAAACTATTCTTACAGCACAGATGGAACAAATTATACTGCTTTAACTACAGCACAAACATCAAATCCATTAACTATTCAAATTAATGAATTAACAAATGGAACAAGTTATTCATTTAGTATTAAATCAATTAATAGCAGTGGGAGTAGTAGTGCTTCTAATGCGTTTTCAGCCACTAATTATAATAGTCCTGCAACACCAATAATTAACAGTGTAAACTCAATTTCACCCACATATGAAAGTCCTAGTGTGTCCATTAGTTTTGTAAACCCTTCAAACTCAACAATTACGAACTATTCTTACAGCACAGATGGTTCAAGTTATACAGTTTTTAGTCCAGTACAAATATCTAGTCCGTTAACTATTCCTGCAACTGGATTAACTAGTGGGACAAGTTATACATTTTATATTAAAGCGATAAATCCATCTGGTTCAAGTATCACATCTGCTGGTGTTAATTCCACGTTTTTACTACCACCTCAAACACCAACAATTACCAGTATAAACGCAATTTCACCAACACTAGCGAATCCAACAGTTTCAATTAGTTTCACACAAACAGCAGCAACTCCAGCAATTACGAACTATTCTTACAGCACAAATGGTTCAACTTACACTGATTTAACTACACCCCAAACAAGCAGTCCTTTGATTATTCCTGTATCTGGATTAACTAGTGGTTCAAGTTA